TAACAGTACTTAGTCTCTGCCCAGTTTAATAAGTCTAGGGTCAGAACTATACAGATACTGGCTAGTCTAACAGGTAGACTGAACTGAACGAGCAGATGTCTGCGAGTAGTCTATCGCTCGGCACTATTCCTGTTGCCTCGCCCCTATAAAGCAAACCCGTGCCAGGCTGATTTAAATCAGAATTGAAAAGACCTAGCAGTCCCGTCAAGCCAGGAAAAGCGTCTGGCTTGACAGAACTGCTTTTGTAGGAATTGTAGTTATAGGAGATAACCTATAGCGGAAAGGCTAAGATGGAGCACAAAGACTTCCTTGGCGGGTGGGCAATGCCTTGGGTTTTGGGTTGCCCTTGTAAGGACTGCGACCTTGAGCGCAGTATGGACATCGGTGAGATGGGAGAGATGGAAGGTGAGTTCTAATGGATAATTCAGTAGATTCGTTCTTTAGAAAACGCTATTGACATAACCTGCGTCTATCACCCAGATACACTAGCAGTTGGCTTTGCAATAGGTCAGAATGGCAGACCAATTGCCCTATGTGAGGAGTGTGACCCAATTGTCTAATATCCAATACCTTCCACTTGATGTGGAAGCAATACTTCAGGCAAGACTGTTTAGTATGTCTGCCTGTATGTCCTGCGTAGGGCTAACTGAGTTATGCCCAGCGTGTCAAGACCTAAAAGATACTCGTGATTCCGAGATGGCTCATCAGATAGTAGATGAGTCTGAGGACTATTACTACCGTGGCTATGGTGACAAGAAGGTTGCCATAGCCAACGGTGGCGCTGTATCAGAGTTGAATCCTATGTCTATCATCAGAGATATGGTCTCTGGTCACGAATGGACAGAACGAGAAGGCGAGTGCCTAGAGCCAACCTCCCTTCTCATTGACAGGCTCTACGACCTAGAAACCTCGGTCACAGTCACACGCAACGAAACTGTATGCCCAGACTGCCACTATCTACACAACAAGGCAACTGCCTGCCCTAACTGGCAACTAATCAAACGGGGCCCCCCTTCGGGCGAAGGGGGATTCCCCAAACCAATCTAAAGGAGACAAAATGAATACGGTAAATAGTTTCACCTTCAACAACGCTTTGTTGAAGAAAGTTCAGGATTACGGCAACGTAGTCAAAGGCATCGTCCAATCCCGTCAAACGGAATACACTCCAAACGGAGAACTCCGTAGCAAGTTCATCGCTTCCCGTCAGGTAACCATTACTGACCAATCAATCATCGCAATCCTCCGTCCTCTAATTTCCGAGAACGCTGAATTCGTTGTCAATCTCTCAGGCTATCTCACAACAACCGTTCGTGAAAATGCCGAAACAAAAAAGCCAGTGTGGTACGACAATCAAATCGTCACCTCACTTGAACTTCTCTAGCAAGTTCATCGGGCTAGTCAGGGCTTCGGTCCTGGCTAGCCCACTTCCCCCCAGCCCAGGGGTTCACAAGACAGTAAGCAGCGAGTCAATCAGATTTCATAGGAGACTAAAATGTATTTAGATGTAGGCACACTAATTGCAGTATGTATAGCGTTAGTTACTGAATTAATTATGATGTTAGTTCTATTCCGTTCTGCTTATAAGTGGGAGCAGAACTACCGAGATGTAGTCCGCTTGTTAAAATCAGAAAGGGCAGCCCGTGACAACTACTAACAGCCAACGCAAGAATGGTAAAGCGTGGAAGAAGAATCCTAAAGTTCAAAAGAAAACAGGCAAGACAATCGGTGGCTATAGCCCAGCCAAACTAAAAGCCAGGGCTGAGAGAAAGGAAAAGCAAATGATGACGGTATTCGCAACCCGCAGATGCCCAGTCTGTTATAAGACTGGCTCAATTATGGTAGATGAAAACGAGTTGTTCACATATCTCCGCGGTGAGTATGTTCAGACAGCCTTCAAATCCTTGACAGTTCCTCTGCGTGAGCAGATAATTAGCGGTATGCATCCAGCCTGTTGGGAATCTATCTTTGGACAAGACCGAGAGGAATCTTATAATGACTAGTAAATACAAAGAAACTAATTGCCGTAAGTGTGATATGCCCATAGTCATACCCGTATATGATTGGGAACCTAGCGGTAATAACTTCTGCCAGCCCTGCGCTATGGGCAGGTTATATCGGTGCAGTTTCCAGATGATGAAGAACTAAACAAAGCCTACACAGACCAACAGATAGGATAACTATGAGAGACGAAGAAGTTCTGCTCAACTTAGCAGAGGTAGCCAAGTGGTTAGACAGTCTTATAGTAGAAGTTAACCGCATCAATGAAGTAGTAGAAGACCTAATCGCTGAAGCACCAGTATCACTGGAGGCTTGGGACAAAGTAGGAGAGACAGTATGGAACAAGTAAAACTATCTAGTAAAACAGTAAGAGACCGCTCTAAAGCATATGACTGGGCTTTGCGTGTATTGGCAAAGCGCCATCAACAAGAGTTCAGGTCTATCTATCACGAGATACTAGACAAAGAGTTTAATCTCAAACCTTCAGGTAATCTTCCAAAACAACTAGACAAGTACGTATAAAGGAGACAGCAATGGCAACAAGCGTATCACTACAGCAATAGACTTCAGTAAAACTGAAGTAGATAAACTAGATAGCAGTTGGGTAATCCGATTCTATGATGATGAGCGTAACAACGTAACCCTATTTATAGATAGAGCAGAGGAAATCTACGAGTTGTCTAAACGTATCGTGATCTCTTTAACTGTTGATGTGTTGTCTAACCCAGTCAACCAGGCTACAGTTAATGTATGAAACTATCCTTCCGCACATCCCAACAGCAATCACCTGGCTATACCTCATTGGCATTGGTTATTGCATATACAGATGGAGTAGTAGATGAAAAACAAATTAGCAGCGCTATTCAGTTGGGCATTGACGCTATCCAGCACAGTCTTTCCCAGTCAGTCATTTGCAATAGCAGTAGCAGACAAGTACAAAGACAACGACAACTTGAAGCAGGAACGCAAGGAGATACGTTGGACCAAGTCATTGAGCAAATCCTATGCGAAGGCTCTCATCTCAGCACAGTATGAAACGTGGGGTAAAGCAGAATACAAAGCACTGCTAAAACTTTGGGGTAAAGAATCTGCGTGGGACCACACAGCAGATAACCCTAAGTCAACTGCTTTTGGTATTCCACAATTGTTAGGTATGGCACCAACCACGCCTGCGCCCGAGCAGGTTGCTCGGGGCTTGGCGTATATCCAACACCGATACGGTAAACCATCAGTCGCGTGGGCGCATTGGCGCAAGCACGGCTGGTATTAGAATTGATTAGGCGGATGCCAAGAGGTTGCTGAATAGGATTGAGGAGTATACCCAGAAAAATCCGTTCCTAATCATTAACAACAAACGAAGGAGACAACAATGGCAAGACGAGGACAGACAATCAATGTCAAGGTACCACGTAAGAAAGTAATCGTGGCTCTTGAGAAGGCACTCAAGAAACTTGAGGTTGATTATGCAAACATAGATAAAAATGAGAAAGCATTTGAGAAAAGAACAAAATGCTTGGCTCAAGAATGTATATACTGGTTTAAAATCGAAACAACCAATTGGTAGTAGAGTACTAATTACAATAGTATTGAAGTAAAATTTAGTTTGCCAGATAATTTCGAAATACAATAAACCAAAAGCGTAACTTTGAAACAATGCACGACTGGCAATACAGAGATAACAAAGAGAGAACTGGAGAACGCTATTCGTGTTCTCGAGTATGTGCGAAGATGAATACATCAGCACTGCAACCTATCAGGCGCAATCAGTAAGTACCTATAAGGAGACAACCAAATGATAATCAAACACATAGTAGAACTTGAGACTGTTATCGATGACGACTCTCAAAGATGCAACAGCAAAACAAATTCTTTCTTATGCCAGAAGAATTTCGCAATGCTTTCTTTCAGCAAGCAGGAGCAGGAATGATTGCTGACTTGCTAGCAAAAGTAGGAGTAAATGAAGGCAGTACTTGGGCAGAACTACGAGTTGCAAACCAATGACAACTAACACTATCTCTCCAGCAATTCCCTACAAGAACAGAGCCAACTGGCTCAAGTCAGGTACAGGAGTTACCGCTACTTCAGCATCAGATGTAGCCAGACAAGCAGGTCTTGACTGGACAGTATCACTACATCCAATGACAGCCTCCTATCTAATTCCAGGTGGCGGTCAACCAATCTCAGTGCCAGTTACCAACAAACAGGCAGTCATTAAGACTACGCCCATTTCGGTCAGGTAACCAACATTGGTGTAGTTGGCAATCGCTATAAGCCATTCCAAAACGCAGAGATATTCTCAGCGCTGGATACTCTTATTGATTCAGGTGAGAGCAACCTATGCAGCAGCAGGTGAGTATGACGGTGGTGCAAAGGTATGGATGTTATTGGAACTACCTAACCAGATTAGCGTCAGCCGATTGACCCAGACGCTGCATTTATCTTGGCTAGAACCAGCCACGATGGCAGCAGTTCAGTCATCATCAAGCCAATCATTGAACGGCTATGGTGCCACAATCAAATCAATAAGATATTCCGTAACAGGAAATCAGTTCACCTATACCCTCAAGCATACTGCTAGTAGCAAACTACAGGTGTCAGAGATTAAGTCACATTCTTATCTCGTCTTATGCAAACATTGAGGCATCTGAGCATCTCGAATCATCTACTCAAGCAAGAGGTAGACCGTGAGCAGGCAGTCAAGTACTTCAAGAAGGTGTTCCCACTACCTACTACTGTAGAAGATAAGCCAGTTCATCTACTATCACAGGGTGAAAAGGTTCAGTCTGACGCGGGCTAACGCGGCGCGTCAGACTGCTATGCACATCTACTCAGCCAGTGAGACACAGGAGAATATCCGTGGCACACAGGTTCGGTTTATGGCAGGCAGTTGTTGAGTATGCCGACCACGGCAAAGCAGATAAGACCACAGCCAGCGGTCTTCGTGCTATGTCAGGTAAGTCTGACGGAGTTAAGTTACGTGCATTAGAACTCTACTGAACAAACTAAGGAGACTACAATGGAATACCTACACACAAATGATGACGGTAGTACTATCGCAAGATACACCGACGAAATAGATTAAAAGTGTTATTAAAGATAAAGAACATTATCACGGTCGTTACAATGCTTATCGTACCACTAGAGTAGGTGAGATTCGTCAATCAGTCTGATGACTTCTTTAACGAACGCTATGATGCAAGTGATACAGAGAATGAAATTACCTGCACAGTAGATGATGTTAATAAACTATTAGAGTCTATCGGAGCAGACAAACTCAAGAGAATGTGGACAGTATGTGGTCGTGTAGAATTCACTATCACAGATATTGAAGCAGACTCAGAAGAAGATGCTCGTGACCAGGTAGAGAACAGTCTATCTGTAGAGTTTGATGGCAACATTGTTGATCGAGCTACAACATTGAAGTCAACGATATAGAACAGCAATAAGTAGATGCCAAAGATTGCAGACCACAGTTATACTGAGGCACTGTCATCTGGTAAATGTATGGTAGGCAAACACAGTGAATGTACAGGTACTGCCGTCATCAGTATCCACGCACTCAGGAGACCCTGTAATTGCCAATGCCACGTCACGTCAAAGTAAGCAGATAACCGCCTTTCTATCTGCTATGCCTTGCCCACTGAGCCAGACTAGTTTTGATTAGTCTCCTTTCTAGTCTGGCTCTTTTAACAAGGAGACAAGGACAGAATGACACGAGTAGAGATACCACGGGACAGGTATGGTCGTCCTCTAGTTACACCGCCTAAGGCGGGCAAGCCAGTTGCATACACACGGGGCAACAACAATAGCCAATAGTCCTTGATGACCCAGCAGCATTGACTGCTTGGAAGATGCGTATGGCAGCAATTGGTTTAACAATCAGAAGCGATTTACTTCTTGCTATTAACGCATCGCAGGATGATAAGATGGCAATCAACAAGTACATTGAAGATGCTATGGAAGTAGCAGGTGCTAGTCGTGCAGCAACTATCGGCACAGCATTACATTCATTTACTGAACGTATGGATTTGGGACAGGACATAGGGCCAGTTCCCAAGCGAGTGGGCAGGGGACTTACGTGCCTACGAGCAAGCAACAAAACAACTGAATAAAATTTTCATTGAACAGTTCACAGTCTTAGATAAGTTTAAGATTGCTGGTACACCAGACAGAGTAGTTGAACTCAACGGTGAAAGATTCATTGCAGATATAAAGACAGGCAGTATTGACGACCCCAACAACATCGCTATGCAGTTAGCAATCTTATGCTAACGGGTTGCCGTACGATGTTGCTACGGCCACCCGTGAGTAGTTGGGGCTGATGTCAATAAAGATAAAGCCATCATCATTCACTTGCCAGCAGGAACTGGTCTATGCAAATTAGTTTGGATAGACATAGCAGAGGGCTGGAAGGGAGTACAATTTGCAATGAAGGTAAGAGCGTGGCGAGACAAGAAAGGTCTTGCTACACCATTCTCAGAACAGGAGACAATCAGTGGCTAGCACTGAAGCACCAATCAGCATCACAGTAAAAACACCAGCAGGTTCACTAGTGACAGTTCGTGCAGCAGCACGGAGAAGAACTTAGACCAGTTGGTATCACAAGCACTAGACGCTATCAGTTCAGCAGTATCTGAACTAGAGTCAGCAGTCAGAGGTGGAATCAACCTCTGCGCCAGCAATGGCACCAGCACAAGTAGCAGCAGCACTTGGTGCATCTATCATTGATAACCCAACACCAGCAGATTACGGTGGTTGGTCTGGGCAACAACAGCGCCATCTACTCGGTGGTAAGAACTGTCCTCACGGCAAGATGACTGCAATTCAAGGCACAGGTAAAGACGGTAAGACCTACCGTGGTTACTTCTGTCCAGCACCAAAGGGTGCATTTGATAAGTGCAAAGAATGTTTATGTCCGTGCAGGTTCACCAGAATGGAACAACATTCGTCGCTGAACAAGTTAAGTAATGCGTACACTTAAACGTAGCATTAGCAAAGCAGAGGTGGGTGGCGAACCATTGCCACCCGCTTTTGCGGCATTTGAACGGGCAGGAATTATCCTGCGCCGTGCAGAAATCACAATGGTTGCAGGCACTCCAGGTGCAGGCAAGTCATCAGTAGCACTGGCTATTGCAGCCAGAGCCAAGGTTCCTACGCTGTACTTCAGCGCAGATACCAATGCTCACACTATGGCAATGCGACTACTAGCAATGTCTAGCCGTATCACACAAACAGCAGCAGAGCAGATGCTCAAGCGTGAGCCACAACAAGCAGAAGAAATACTGACCCTTAACAATCATTTGTTCTGGTCTTTTGAATCCACTTCGACTCTAAAAGATTTAGATGATGAGGTCAGTGCATTTGAAACTGTATGGGGTAGAAGTCCAACATTAATTGTCGTAGACAATCTAATGGACATAGCAATGGATGGTCACGAAGAATTCCAAGGTATGCGTGCAGCAATGAAGGAGTTGAAAGTATCTCGGAAGAGATACCAACTCAGCCGTGCTTGTTCTGCATCATGCTAAGGAAGGTTCAGAGGGCTATCCTTGCCAGCCACGTAGCGCCATTCAGGGTCTGGTAAACCAGATACCAGCAATGGTTCTCACTATCGGTCAGATGAAGCAAGGCGACGATACCTATCTCTGTGTAGCCCCAGTCAAGAACAGATACGGGCGAGCAGACCAGACAGGTAATAACTATGTCAGCCTAGCCTTCAACCCTGACAGTATGTATCTAGACGATGTTCAAATCAAATATGCACAGGAGACTATGTATGGAAACTAAAATATGGGACAACTCATTCAGCCGTGAAGATGTAGAAGTTTTGCTAGGCAAAGCAATTACAGATGGTGAATGGGAGATTGTTGTAGATGAACTTTATAACAACGATACACTTTACAATTCAGTAGCAGAACAAGTAGTTAAGGTAGCAAGAGCAGCACTTGAGTAACCCAGCCAAAGCAAAAGGTAGCCAAGCAGAACGAGCAGTCGTTGCTTGGCTTAAAGCCAACGGCTACAAGTATGCAGACCGCAGACTCGCAGGAGCAACCTTAGACAAAGGCGATATAAGCGGTGTGCCAGGTGTAACCATAGAGATTAAGAACCACGCCAAGTTAGACTTGGCAGGTTGGGTAGCAGAATTAGAAGTAGAGATGAAGAATGATGATGCTTGGACAGGAACAGTAATTCATAAACGTAAAGGTAAAGGAGATGTTGGAGAATGGTATGCAACTATGCCAGCAAAAGTATGGTTAGCATTACTCCAGAAAGCAGATGGACAAACATAGTATTGCTGCATACCTAGAGTATGTAGGCGCCGCCGTGCCAGCACGGGGACACGGCTGGCGCAAAATCAAATGCCCATTCCATCCAGATAAACACGCTTCCGCTGGTGTTAACTTTGATGAAGAACGATTTAAATGCCACGCTTGTGGCGTTAGCGGAGATGTATACGACTTAATTATGTACAGAGAAGGAGGCAACTATCGTGAGGCTGTCAAATTCGCAGAGACAATTTCTCCTACAGGCAGCGACAGAGTACGCTCAGCACATTCATCAAGCAGCAGACTATCTAACAACACGGGGTCTGTCGGTAGACGAAGCAAAGATGTTTCATTTAGGAGTAGTGGGCAATCCATTGCCAGGACACGAAGGCTACAAGGGTAAGTTAGTTATCCCTTATGTCACACCATCTGGTGTGGAAGACCTACGCTTTCGTAGTATTCACGGCGAAGACCCTAAGTACATTGGTCTGCCAGGGGCTAAGACAACTATGTTCAATGCTCAGGCAGTGCTAACAGCAGCAGGTTATATCTGCGTCACCGAAGGTGAGATTGACTGTATTACTACAGTAGTAAAGACAGGGCATCCTGCGGTAGGAATCCCAGGTGCTAATAATTGGAAGCCTTATTACAGCAAAATTCTTGACGACTTTGATACGGTTATTGTGCTAGCAGATGGCGATAATCCAGGACTAGAGTTCGGTAAAAAGATTAGCCGTGAGTTAGGTAATGTGAATATAGTCCAGATGCCAGAAGGTCACGATGTCAACAGCATTGTGCTACAGGAAGGAGTTGGTTGGTTAGATGAACGTATCAGAAAGTGCATATCAGAATAATGATGACTTTTGGAATTATATAAAAGATAATCCAAGATATAGTTGGGATACCAGTATCAGATGATAAAGGACTTGATTTACTTAGTGCTCTCTAAAGATGTAAGAGAAGCCTACCAGAAGAATGTCAGAGATAGGCGATACTATGTTAACCTTACTTGCAACACTACTAGTTGGTGCTGCCAATGGTGAGGGTGGAGCAATGGTAGAAGAAGTCATAGTCTCAGAGGCTATGGTAGGGATAGATAAAGAAATCAGGAAGGTTCTTAATGAAGGACAGTAAGTATCTAGATGAAATCCTAATGGAACTAAAAGTACTTATGATTCGTAAGAATCAAGACTATGGTCCATACAATATAGCCCACGCACCTGGCGGTCCTATGAATGGACTAATAGTTAGGATGCACGACAAAATGACACGGCTAGAACATCTTGGATACAGCCGTAAGACCGACACGCCGAACTATGAATCTATTGAAGATACTCTTAAAGACCTAGCAAACTATGCCATAATAGGACTTATGGTACAAAGAGGAATGTGGGAAGGAGCCGATGGCACACGGCGGGGAGTTCATAAACTGAATACGACTATCTTGTAGAGTCGTTAGCAGTTGAATACCATAGAAAATATCCGATGGTTGAGACAGAGGATATACAACAAGTTCTATGGTTATGGTTTATTACCCACCCCATAAAGATGGCTGAATGGTCAGCCTTAGATATTAAAGACAGAGAAAAACTAATTGCTAAATCTTTACGCAATGCAGCCATAAAGTTTTGTGAGCGTGAGAAAGCACGCACAGTAGGCTACGAGTTCTTAGATTTATATTACTACGATGCTACAGTTATAGAAGCATTTCTACCTAGCATTATCTCTGAGTCATATGAGATACCAACTAAGATTAAAGATTTAAACTACAAGTTCAGCAAGGCAGAAGGCAGCAGTGATGGTAACAACTGGCTAAGTTCTAAGGTCAGATATAGCCAATGCTTTCTTCAAACTAACAGAGGCTAAACAAAATGTCTTACGAGTTAGGTTTAGCACAGAAAGCAACGAGTGGAGTCTGATTGCAAAAGACCTAAAGACAACACCAGATGGTGCCAGAAATGGAAAGTCTCAACGGGCTATCAATTCTCTTATCAGAAACCTAGGTGGCTGGCGTCCTTATACAGATGAAGACACAGTACAGCAGGAAGAAGACGATGGCGGAGAGTAAAGATATTCGTGACCTGTTACATCTAGTGGACTACAGCAAAGTCAATGGACTTGCGTGGTGAACCAACAGAAGTATGTGTATGTGGTTGTGAAATCTTTATAATGCTTGGTGGATTTGCAGATGGAGAGATAGCCTTCTACTTTACAGATGCAGAGTGTGCTAGTTGTGGCAGTATGGTCACCTTACCTACGCCAGTAGACGGAGATGATAATGCCAACCTATGAGTTTAGTTGTCCAATATGTAATGCAGTAGTAGAGCAATACTTTTCTGTATACTCAGACCACATAATTAATTGTGGTGATTGTGGTGTGCAGATGGATAAGAAGTTCTCAGCAACACCCGTGCACTTTAAGGGCACAGGGTTCTACAAGACAGGAGACTAGATGAAGAATAAACTATTTACTATAGGTAATAGAAACATAATCTTTATATTAGGTTATGGACGTAGACTTGCTTTAGGATTTTGTATTAGTCCTTGGGCTATTGATTTAGAGTTTGGTCCGTGGTGGTTAACTATAGAATGGTGGCGCACTAATGATTTTGAAACTGAAGAATAGACCAGCCTGCGAGGGAACAGACACAGAGATGTGGTTTCCTGGCAATGGCAAAGAATATACACATAAAGAATATCTAATTAGGATTTGTAAGAGTTGTCCAGCAAGGCAGGAATGTCTTGAGTATGCACTGGAATACAACGTAGATGGATTCTGGGCAGGCACAACAGACCACCAGCGTAAACAGATTCGCAGACAAAAAGGAATGATTCCTAAACCAGTCCTACCAGAATGGGAGATAAGTAGACGTGGCGCTTGAACCTATTCGTCAGGTAAATAATGATGGCAAAAGAGAAAGAATTGCAGCAACAGCACTAGCCGAATACTTTACGGGCTGGAAAATGATACGCTACTCCCCGCTTTTATTTCACCGACTTTCATATTTGCCTACAATGGGGCAACGGCAGAGAGAACTACATAGGCGATTTAGAAATCAAATGGCTTAAGACAGACAGCAGCAAGCCTGCTATCTTCCCATTCAACAAACTACAACAGATGATGATAGCCCCACCATATACAGATAACGAACATTCCTGATCATCGTATCTGCTTCAGATTCTCAGACGGTATAGCAATGGTGCCAGCCAGAGAGTTAGCCCATATAGAACCAGTCTTTCATACTAGATGGGACACGCAAGAGCGTGACCTAGTAGTATTCTTTGACGCCAGAAGTAGACCAGAATATTGGCATAACTTAATAATAAACGAATAGATTTCTGTTGGAAGGGGAAGCCAGCAGAAAACAAAAGACACCCCTACCTGTCCTATCGGACCAGGTAAGGGGGTTTCTTTTATTTAGAAACTAGTTAGCGCCACGACCAAACTCAGTGGCTGATGGGGTCTAGCCACTTCAAGACAGGTCCAAGGAAGCCAGCAAGTGCAGCAAGTTCCTAGAGTTTTAATGTCGGTCTCTCCTGCTAGGTAGCAGTGCAATAGCAGCAGATGCTGCAGCACGAAACCAAGATAGAGATAGTTGCTTGAGTGTTTCCATTTATTTTTCCTTTCGGATATTCCCAATCTTATGCACCTTACAGCAAGTGCAAGATAGGTGCCACTATGACACCTTCTGCCACCTTCTCCTGAGGTGTAGGCTGGAGTACAGCCTTTATTTGATTGAGAACTTTTGGTTGATTTAGCCACCAGAACCAAGGGCTAGTGTCATTGCTACTACTATCGTTAATAGAAAATATGTAAGTGCTTGTTGTGAGGATTACTACCAGTGTACTTACGGTTGCCTTCTTTGCGGCGCTCACGCGACCAGATTTTCCCCTGGAAGATAACAGCTGCAACGCGTTCATCCTCTTTAAGTTTTTCAAAGATGACCTCACAATCAATCCCGTTCTTCGGGTCGTGAGTAAGGTCTACCGCTAGCCCAGTATTGTGGTCCGAATTCGGGCTCAAGCGTTGATGGGCTAACGACTGGCAATAATCCGTTCTGACAGTTTCTTTCGCTTCGGCGACAACGCCGTCGCTTGACGTAGAACAGCAATAGCAGCAGGCGTGGCTTTCCCGATTACAGGCTTCATTCATTTCCTCAATACTTCTCTAACTAGGTCAGTTAACAAATCTACTTTATCTTTTAAAGAATTAACTTTATCTTTTAGTGATGACCCGCCATTGGGCTTTAATTCCGACAGATAGTGTTTAGTTAAACGTTTAACTCCCATTGCCAGTGCTCCGACAAGAGTAGTTACGGATACGGCTAGTCCAGCCCAATCAGCAGGTGTCATTATACGGTCCTTATAAGTATGTCAATGATGCCACCATAGCCAGAGAATCCTCTGTCAGGTGGAGTTTGTCTAGTGAATGTGATTTGTTCATTACAACTTGACGGCTTTCGCCTGTCTGTAAATCCTGCCACGTTACGACATCACCGTTTTGTTCAATGTTTTCTAGGGCTGCTATACGGTCTTTAGCACGACCTTCATAGCCCAGCATTACATTGTATTTGTCTGTCTCAACATCGTAACAAAAAACAGGAAACTTAATTACCCTCTGACGAGGAGTAGCGATAGTAGCCTTTGCTTGGTAGCCCTCAAGGACTGGGCCAAGAGTATTGGTAGTGCCATCTCTATACAGAATAAACTTATAGGCTAGCGCCTCTTGGGCGCCTGATGGTTGGCTAGTAGTTACTTCTACTGGCGGAACTGTTGCATCATAACTAACTACATCATACTCAGTACCATCTTGGTCTATAGTTTCTAGTGTTATAGAACCATATGTAAAATCACCACGAGCAATAAGGCGTTTTATAGTTTTTAGGTTCAAGCGTATTATATCTAATTAAACCAGTTTGGATATAACCATCTGGCATTAATGTGCCAGATGACTGAATATTAATTGAACCTGAGTTAGCACTGGTTGCTGTTGTGCAAAAGATTAATCTGATCTGTGCTACCGCCAAAGGCGCAGGCTGTAGTTACGTGGCTGGTATTACCATTGTCTGTCCACAAATCATTGGCATAGGCAAATCGCAACGGAGATAGTTCATTGCCTAGATTGATACGAGTTACCCCAGCCTCACCTGCTACACCAGTAGCAGCCCAAGCAAACTTATCTCTAAAGCAAAGTCATATACAGGTTGGCTAGTCTCAACAATCAGAGGACCATAAGTAATAGAACCATTATCATCAACAGTAGCAGCACGAATACCTTTGCTAGTGCCAATCAACATATATCCTAAATAGTATTCAATCTTGTATATCTTCTCACCGACTGGCATCTCTGCTGCTGTAATAGCCGAGGTAAGGCTAGGCATAGCACCAGTAGTTGTGCTGAGAGTAAACTTATAGATAAACGACTGGACGCCGCTAAAGGCGGCTATGTATATCGCTGTACCCGATGCTGTGATACTAGTAAAGACTACATCCGTATCGCCGTGTGTATAAACAGGGCTAGGTAAGGTTGAGGCATTAACAGCAAACTCATATATCTTATTATTAATAGCCATAATAATACGGTCTTTAAGATATTCCATTACCCCTTCAGTAACCGTAATACTGTTATTGCTAATCATAAGTGAGGCTGTAGTAGATGAAGTACCAGTCAACGGTTTACTATATACACGCAGCCTTGGAGTGCCAGCATTAAGCACATTAGTTACCCAGTAAGCATTAACACCATCATCACAAATGGCATAGACAGGATAATCTGAGCCAGAGTTATAGTCAATAAAATGTGTTTCAGTTCCGTCAACAGAAATTTTATCTACATCATACTCATCCCATAGCAATACACCATCAGTACTTGACCAGTTAATAGTACGAGCAGACTGAAATGGTTTACCATTAGCCTTTAGTTGACCAGTAGTATAGTGAGAACTAGTTGTGCTATTTAGTAAAGTTACCTGACCTTCAGTCCATACATCTACTCCACGGCTATCAGCAAATTGATATGTGCTATCTCCTGGGATTAATGCAGGGTCATAAAAGTAATGCCAGTCCCGTCGTGAAACGAAGACTGGCTTCTTATCCACCACCCAGTAAGACTTTGCTCACCAGGTTCAGTCTGGTTATCAAACTGTTCCTTTCGGTAAGGCGCAGTCTGGCGGATATAGGGACGTTGGTCCGAAATCGCATAGATAAATGGCATACCGCCAAGGGCTGTATCATAGGCAATATCCGTGTTCTGCCAGATGCTGTCAGTAGCAACTACACCTACGTCTACAGCAATCGCTCTACTAGAGCGACCTTCGGTAATATCACGACCAGCCACTTATCTCTCCTTGCTGTTGTTCTTTCAGTTTATTTTTTAAATGTTCGTGTGCCCAGTACAATGCGTAGTAGTCATAGTCAAGACTAAAGCGTTTAATATGCTTAACAACTGCACCAGTATGAGCGTGCAATGGCACGCCAGCATCTTTCATTCTGCGGAAGAAGATGATATCCTCACCAATGAAATGGTCATCATTACCATCACCAGTCTTCAAAGAACATACCCTTGCCTGGGTTAGCCTCACGCATCTTCGGTATGATGGATTTGTGCATTAAGACAAAACCAAAGCCAGCATTATCTACCTTGATTACTTCATCATTAGGTAGTGGGTGGACATACTGAATCTGAAACTCAGATACATCATTGAATAAACAGGGGTAGGGCTTCATTAGACTGCCCTCATTGTCTTTGGATATGAAGTAGACACCACTTACTACAGGACGATTTACTTTATCTGCTGTCTTCCATAGTTTAGCCATAGCATCAAGAGTTAAGACTATGTCTGAGTCAACCCAGAGTATCCAGTCTGTCTTGACTTTATCTGCCCAATGGTCAAAGAGTACTTGGCGTTGTCTGCCAATCTGATTACCTTGGACTCGGATACTGGGTACTGTATCGGCATACCATTGGCTGCGACCAGCAAGTACTGCTGTCATTAGCCCTTCAGTAAACTTGCCATCGGTGGTGCCATTATCGCACCAACCGATAGCGACTGTATCTGACTTACCTATCATTGTCCCCTACTTTCGTTACTTACTCAGTGCTGCGATTTCTTCTGCGGTCAAACCAAGAGCAGCAAGTTTGGACTGTGCTGAAGCCTTGGCTTCTGCTGCTGCCTGTGCTGCTGCTTCTTCGGCAGCCTTTGCTTCTGCGGCTGCTTGTGCGTCTGCTTCCATCTGAGCAATCTCTTCTGCGGTAAGTTCTACCTCAGTTGACAGATACCTGTGGAGCAGTCCACTACGAGTTTAGTTGGCATTGTTTTCCTTTCCTGAAGAGTTTTTGATTCCGTATAAAGTTGCTGACGAATACTGCACAATATTGAAACCATTTTGTTCTGTAAAACGCATTGAAGTAATGGCAGAAGTTCCAGTCCAAAGATTAGCATATAACTGATTATAAGCCTCTGCTTGATTATCTTCTTGCGATATATCAAGTATTACAGATTTTTGAGAACTACTTGCATAATTAGGAATATAACAATATAAGTTATTGAAAGTATTAGCAGTAGCATCTGCGGCTGGAACATACAAGTAAGTAATACCAGTTTCTCCCGTACCAGAATAAGTTGCAACAGATGAACCATTTCCTCAGCATACTTCTCCGATTATAATTTGTAGAAGTATCGCCATTGAAAGTCAATTTCAACTGCGATTGTCTATAACCAGTTTGACTTGAACGGGCTGACAGTAATACACATAAATCCTTATAAGTTCCTGGAATACTTGTAAATTCAATATAAGCCGCCCCACCGTACCCACAGTCGTCGTGGCTATTGCTACATAAGTGTTTGCCATAGTTACGCCGCCTTTATTCCGTAGAGAGTTACTGTTGTACCAGAAGAAAAGTCATTACCAGTATTCAATAGTTTCACAGAAGTAACTGCTGAAGTAGAACGCCATACTCCAGTATTCATAAGAACAATTCCAGTAGCAAATCCACTTCTACCTAAGCCAGTTTTATAAGTAGTTGTATTTGAGTAATTTAAAATATGTATTGTATTTGCTGTTGGAGTTGTAGAACTTTGACCTAAAAACATATTGGCGGTGTTTGTTCCTCTATCGCTTGCAGCAGAAGATGTTTCACCATAAACTCGTGTCCAAGAATAGTTATTTCCTGTATCACCATTCAGTTGTACTTTAGTATCATCGCTTGTTGATGAAGAAATAATTACGCCTTGAATTAATAAATCTGTATAAGTACTAGGAATAGAAGTAAACTCTATATTTGCGGCTGAAGTAGTAAAGAGTAACAGTTGCTATTGGTTCATACGTTGATGCCATTATGCTGCCGCCTTTATTCCGTAGAGGGCGAAGGTTGAGTTTTGAGAAAAAGATGTTCCTGCACTGAGGAAAAAACTTCAAACTTGTTATAGCGTTTGTACTTCTCCAGTTACCAGAATGAAATACGATTTCTCCACCAAATCCAGCAATAGTTCCGTTGTGGTCAACTCCGCCTAAATGTTCTAGTTGTTTTATATTTATTAGTATTAGCATAATCTAAATATCAACTATGCCGCCACCAAAGAAATATGTTCCAGCAGCCGTCGTTCCACAAGCACCAGCAAATATTCTAGTTGCATTTACTTCACCACCTGAACCAATACTAGAACCATCACCATTTAGTGAATGAGTACTATAATTGGTAGTGTCTCCATTTATATTTAGAAGAACCAAATCACGACCATATGTTGCTCTATTTGATTGTGCAATATAACGAACTTGTAAATGAGTATAGGTGTTTGCTATTGAAGTAAACTCAACATTGGCAGCACCACCGCTTCCGACTGTGACAGTAGCAATGGATTCAAAAGAGGATGCTACAAGCAGTATTACCTGCCAGCATACTCCCATAGACAAGTCCTGCCATTCTTTATAGAATTAGCAGATAGTTTGTATACAGGACTCACTAGGCAATCTCCACTCCAGAGATATGGAAGTTTACACCAGTTGTAGAAGCACTACCAGTAATAGTAGCAGCAGGGTTAGTTGCTGGGATTACCTGCTTCATATCAATCACTGTAGTGTCATAAGCACCAACAGATACTGATGAGGCGGTAGTAACGCCAGCAATAGATAACGTAAAGTTAGCCGTGCTACCAGTTGTGTTTGCTACCAATAGGTTGGTAACAATAGTCGTAGTGCTAGTATTGGGTTGGGTGTATAGGGTTGTTGATGTAGTCGCTGCTGCTGTGCGAGCGAGTACCTTAGTTGTTGTAGCCATTAATTACTACCTTTCTTTACCAAGCGCTCATTATATTCATAATGGCAATGTCTATTTCATTTGAACTGGAGTTTTTTACCATAAAAGCATCTGATGTTAGTTTGCTTAAACCAACAATAGTTGTAAGCTGTAGTGCCAGATGTAATTGTTGTTGTACCAAGTGTTGGGGCTGAATAACGCAGAAGCAACCGGCCATTCCAAGCCTGTTGCCGTTGCAGAATTGACTGCCAAAACATACCCATTGGTTGATGCAACTGTAAGTTTAGACGCAGTATCATTTGCAGTTCCAACAATTAAATCACCTTTAGCGTCAAATGTATTGATTTAGGAATTGCAGCATTAGCCAAATCGTAGGCTGACTTAACAGAGTTAGGTGTAGCAGCAGTTGTGACGCTAGTAGATGCTGTACTGTCAGAAGTTGAACTGCGCCAGATTGTGCGGTAGTCGCTGCCTGGATTGAGATAGTTACATCTCCACCTGTGCCACCACCTGTAATTGGGGAAGTTACGTTAACCGCCGTAATATCTCCAGTCTGTGCAGCAATCCATTCAAGACCAGTAGCGGTAGCAGAGTTAACACTTAAAACATAACCATTGGTAGTTGCTGCTGCTAGTCGGGCTGCTGTATCGTTTAGCGCTAGCAACAATCAAGTCACCCTTAGCATCAAAGATAGTTGCCTGTATTGCACCAGCAAGAGTTGCTGCAGCAGACGCTGCTGAAGTAGCAGCACTAGCAGCAGATGTAGCAGCGCTAGATGCTGACGTTGCAGCACTTGAGGCAGAGGTAGCAGCAGCGCTAGCCGATGTAGCAGAGGCTGTGGCCGATGTAGCCGAAGCCGTGGCTGAGGTAGCAGAAGATGTCGCTGAAGTACTTGCTGAGTTAGCAGAGGTTAAAGCAGATGAGGCTGAGGTAGCAGCCGAAGTAGCAGATGTTGCTGCTGCAGCAGCTGTGCTAGCAACTGTTCAGACACTTGCTGCTGCACTAGTAGCACTGGTTGCCGCTGCTGTCGCAGAAGCCGCTGCAGAGGTTGCAGAGGTGGCTGCTGCTGTGGCTGAGGTAGATGCACTGTTGGCGCTAGTTAGGGCGCTAGAGGCGCTTGTAGAGGCGCTAGAGGCACTTGTAGCGGCACTGGCAGCACTTGTGGCAGCCGAGTGCTGCACTAGTGGCTGCTGCCTATGAGCAGAGCCTAGGATTGAGTCTACGTAATCTTTAGGGGTAGCAACAGGATGCAACCATACCTGCACTGGATAGTCCAGTAAATGCTGGTGAGCCAGAGATGGAGGGCTAGTTAAAGTCTTGTTGGTTAGAGTCTGAGTTGCTGTAGCAATGACTACCGTACCTGTCAGGTATTAGGTAGGGTGATTGTGTTGTCCTGAGTTGGGTCAACTACGGTCAGGGTTGTCTCATAGTCATCTGCTGTAGCACCTTCAAATACGATGCTTGCATCAACACCGAGCACCAGAGATACTTGGGTTAGTAATCGTTGGCGAGGTAAGGGTTTTGTTGGTTAGAGTTTGTGTCTTAGAGTGTACCTACAACAACACCTTCGCCAGGCGGCGATAGCCGTGCATATCGTGGGCAGTACCACTACCATCATTGTATGAGCCAGTTGCTTCAGCGTGGAGGTTAGCATCTCGGTAATCTCTACCAATAGCCATATGACGAACAACTGCACCAGCGCTATGGTCTTGTGCTGTTGAACCATCTATAGCACGTGTGATTGTAAAGGTATTAGTAGATACCGCCGTGGCATCTAAACTTTCTTCAAGCGCCTGTATCAACATCGAATAACTAACGTGAATGTTCTACCTGCTGGGATAGTTACACCACCAAGTAAACCTGTACCAGAAACCACCGTCATAGACGTGGCTCCAGATGTGATAGCGCCAGTTAACGTAGTTCTGCTGGCTGCGAGACAAGTATTGCCGTGTTGTCATTTAGGTTCCTATCGGGCGCTGTAGTGAACTCGGGGAGGATATTGGTTCTGTTGTTTACTACGTTCTTCATTAAGACGTTGTGTATACAAAGCAAATAGTTGTCGGACTGCAGTATTGCTTGCACCGAATGGACGCTTAGCGTCAATCTCATCAGCCTGCGGGCTATATTGAGCAGCACGGGCTGGGTCTAGATATTGTAGTAATCGGTATGAAGCACCAAGAATAACTACATCTTTAGTAGATTCTGGTAGTCCAGTCTGTGTAGTGTAATCCTGGCTAGTAGAAGTAAATGTGGCTGGGCTGAGTCGATACATAACCTTAACTGGTTCTGACCAGCAATAATAACATCCCCAATAGTTACTGTTTGGCTATCGTGACCCCAAGTAGTAACATCAGCAAATGGGTCAAAGTCCCAACGCTTAACACGTATCGCATTCTTTTGTAGGACCAATATCCTGCCAAGAGATAATAGTAGAATGTTTTCAATATTTAAATTCTCAAATTCATAAGTTGTTACAGCAGCATTGTATGTAAATGTAGTCTGCTTAGTTGCATAGATAGCAGAGCCAACAGCGTGAATAGTGTCATTGATAGCCTTCTCAACACTAGACTGGGAAGATTGGGCTAACAGTCACCTTTGATGCTTCAGCGTGAGTAGCAGCCGTAGTGCCTAGATAGCCTCTGCCAGTACGGAGCAATAGTGGCCGTGTTAGCAACACGGTCTACGCTATCTACCCACATTAACTCACTGTCAACTTCAATAACACCTTTACCTAAGGTCTTGTGTAGAAGCACAGACTCAACATGAAAGGTGCAGTAACAGGAGATGTTGTAGTAGTAACAGCAGTTGTTATATAGGTAGAACGGTCTTGTTGGTATGTATATCCAGATAGATGTAATCTGAACTTCATCCATCATTTGTGACAAGGTATAAGTCATAGGTTAATGCTCCTTAGAGCGTCAGTCGGAGAAAGGTCTGTAGTACCAGCAAGTTCATTGCAAATACCACCTAAAGCCTTATAGTCATCTGGCTGGCGATTAGCATCAGCCTTTTTATTTAGCGCACCAATAAGTGCTAGCCCTGTTGTACCTGCATAGTCATTAGCAGCAGCAGTCGGAGCCTGATATGCCGTCAACGCTGGATATGTCCCACCATTAGCCAAGCGATTTAGTTCGCTTGTAAAAGAACTACCTGCTGTGCCTGTTGCCATTGATCTGTACCTAGCCGTTTTCTTTGCAATAGATTTTGGTTGTTTAACAAATTGTTTTAACCTTTTTTATTACCAGCAGCCTTAGCCTTATTAGTAGCAGCCTTCTCTGCTGCAGTCATATTAGCCCAGGCTTCTTTAGGTAAATGCTTCTTGCCTTTAAGAAGGCTTACCATCAGAAGTAGTCCACTTCTGTTTAGTCCAGTTCTTTAAAGACTTCTGTGACTTAGCCAGTGCCATTACTTATAGCCACCGCCTCGCTTTCTATATTCAACTGCAAGTAGTTGTGCTTTACGTGGCTGACCATTCTCCTGGGTCTCCGCCCTTAGAGCCAGCCTTAATCTTTTCAAATAAGGCTTTTCTCATACCAGGCTTAGTGTAATTACCAGCCTCATTAACTTTAGATTTAGTTTTAGGCTTAGACTTTTTCTTTACCATTTGACTTTATCCGCCCAGTAAGCAGCAGACATCTTGCCCTTTGCAATGTTCTTGCTATGGCGTGCCTTAAAAGATTCACGACGCTTACGATATGAAGCAGATTCGCCTGACTTCTTTGGGCTACCAGATACACCCTGCTGTCCAAATCGGATAGTCTTTACTTGGCTACCTTCTTTAGCCACAACAACGTGTGACTTAGTCGGGTGGTTAGGCGTACGCTTAGGCTTGTTGAAGCCTGATACGCCTGCTCTCTTAAGCCTTGGGTCCGCTTTGTTTGCCATATTCCCCATACTTTCCTAGTACTGCTCTTACTGTTCCATTTTTATTTAACCGCACCACATATCCATCTTTAATCTGAACGCTGATTAAATCCGCGATGCGGTTTATAACTACCCGATGACATTACTTTTTCTTAGTCATCCCACGGACCTTCTTCAGGTTGGGATTCTTTTTCTTGGCTGCTGCTGAGGCTTTCCGAAGCACCAGCCGCAAGCGATTGCTCCTGCACGTTCCTTTGAGATACCCTGCTTTTTGGCAATTTGTGATTGGGCCGCTTTGAACCACCATTCCTTTTTTGCTTTCATTATGTTTGTATCTCCTTACGGATTAGTAAGCCATACCTCTTAGCAATTTGGTCTTGAATCTTTTTAATGCTTCTGTCTGGAGTAACTTTGCCAGTCTGTTTCATCCATCTGAACGCTATAAGCATTCTTCAAGCCATCTTAGCCTTACTGCTCATCAGCAGCCTACGTGAGACTATAGCATTCTGATCGGCATGTGTACACCTGGTTATTTTGCCTGTTGCATAGTTACTTCTTTTTCTTTTTCTTAGCAGCCATCTTCTTCATACCCTTTTTGGCTTCCATCATTTTCTTCTTTTGGATTCCATCTTCTCGCCCATTGCATAAGCCTTGGCTGCTTTCTTTCCTTTGTGCTGTATATGGGAACTTCTTATTTCCGACCTTTGGCATACTATGCTCCTATTTCTTTCATTACTGCTGCTGATTTGTTTGTTGATTGCTTTGGCTGGTGGCATTTTGCTACCGTTGTATGGTTTGCCTAATACTTCACTAGCCTTAACTGCCTGCTTGAATCTTCGCCATAGAGGTTCCATTTGGCTGGATACCTTGGGCTCTAGCCTCTTTATAGGCATCCAATTCTTTATTATAACGCTTTAGTAGGCATAACCCTACGGCTATCAGCGTCACCTGCGTTCATCTGAACGCTCATCCCCTTACATCCGAAGCAACCATCTACATACTCAGGATGATATTCCCAATGCTTCATAGCGCTGTAAAGTTACTTTCTGTTACTCCAACTCCACCAGCAATAAGGGCTGCTTTAGTAGCATCATCTACTACGTCGATTATAACCACCCTGGTAAACTCAGGATAGGTTGCATAATCTGAATCTAGTAGATAACGCACCTGTGCATAATCACCATCTACTTCTCTAACAATGGTGATACCACGGTCAATCTTATAGAAATGAAATAACCGAGATTGTCCAGCAGGTCCTTCTTCTACTGTTGGTGTTTTAAATAGCCATTCAGTCATAAGTCCTCCTAGTGAACTCACCGCCAGGTAGGGAGCCTAATGCTAAGCAAGAGGCGCAGTTAAAGCCCTACCCGACAGTCAATCAACTAGAGAGCAGCGATTGAAGAACCAGTTTCAATACGATACAACGCTTCTTCACGGTAACGTGCAAAGCCGAGTACGCCGTACCAGCCCATTGGGCGGAAGCGCATCAACTTATCGGTTACGTTTCCGATAACGATGTGTGGTTCTTCTGCAACAGCCTCAGCAAGTGCTTGCTGTCCGCAGAGGAGAGTATCGAATACACGGGTTACTGGAGTTACAGTTACAGTAGTTGTAGTAGTAACTGCTGCAGTGTTTGCTGTATCTACAGTGAAGGTTGTGGTTGAGCCAGAGGTGCTGATTGCAGTAATCTTTGCACCTGAAGCAATACCAGTTCCAGCAATCTTATCGCCAACTTCTGCACGTGTTGCGATAACAGCAGAAGAAGCAACACCGAAGGTGAAGCCTGCTGATGTACCTGCAACGGTTACAGCGGTTGTAGCAAGAGCAGTCTGGTCTGCGCCAGTCTTAGCGGACTGTGAAGACGAGAGATTTTACGAAGAATGCACCTTCGTAATCTCCGATTTCGCCAGCCCAGATCTTGTCTACATTGCCAGGAGCTGATTGTGCGTGAACGAAGTTCCAGCCCATGTTTCCTGTTTCTGCACGAAGGTCGTGTGATACTTCTGGGTGAATACCACATCCAGTATAGTAAGACCCACGACGAGCCTTTGCTTTGTTAGCACGCAGCTTAGCAACAGCCTTACGGATGTCTGCTGAGTCAATCGTGTCAGTAGAAGTAATGGTTGCTGTAGAAGTACGAGCACCACCATAAATGTATGTTTGTTCCGCCGAGTAAGGGTTGTCGATCACTACATCGTCAATAGAATCAGCAAGGTTGTATGCAATGATATTTGCAATTGCTGGGTCTACATCTGCAAGTGAGAACAACTCAAGAGCGCGGGTTACGAGAACTGCGTTACCGTACTCATTAAGAGTAATGGTGACGGAAGTTGGGGTTGTGAGCGCTACTGCATCTGGGTCAGTTGTCTCAGATAGAGTAAGTCTTTGGGTCTCAGGTCTACATAACGTTGTAGAACAACGGTTGAACCTGGAAATGCTTGGCGTGCAGGACGCTTGTCTGCGACAGAACGAAGTAGTGGTTCTGAACGGAGAGCAAACTCGAGAAGACGGTCATACGCCTTCTGAACGAGACCTGCGCCACCAACGGAACCACCGAGAGAGGTAGAACCTGTATCGGTATAGGCATTAGCCATTGAGTTGTCACCTCTAAGTGACTATGAACGGATTATGGAATTGCGTAGAAGATTCATTAAATCATCAGCAGAGTTGGCATTTTCTAGTTGTTGCTCTAAATCTACCGGCTTTGTCTGGAGTCAATTCCGCCTTGAGTAAGAACATCTTGCTGACGTAATGTTGCAAGATTCTTCTGCATTTCATCATTTTGAACCTGTGGGCTATAGCCAATTAAATCTCCGTTATCACGGAGCCAAGAGTCATACTGACTCCTCAGTGGCATCCTCGACATCTTTCAAAATAAGTCTTGCAGCCTTAGCGTTTACTCCCTTTTTGCTAGGACTTCAGAAACTGTACGCTCACGCTTTTCCTTGTTGTAATACATCAAGTTGTTCAGTGAGTTCTTTAATACGCTTCTCATCAGCACGCTTGGCTTTTCGTAATTTCTTAACTAAGTCATTGCCACTTAACCTGATGGTCAGGTATTTCTAGTGTCGTCGTCTTCATCATCCCAGTAGTTGTTGCTCATAGCAACCACCCTTTCGATCGTTAGTTAGTTCGCAAGCCACAGTTCTGCTCAGGGAAGGCAGGCTGGCTCTTGCTATCGGTCTTATACGCCGCGTGGGGCCGATTGGTCCACGTCGGGAATCTATATATTGCCGCCAATTTGGCTAGTTAGTGAAGTTCTGACCAAGTCCACTTGTACCACTGAAAATGCTGCAATTTCACGCTCGTATTAGACGCTTGACGCTTACGCTGTGCGGATGCAAGCTGAATTAAATACTTCTTGTTCTGCTTCTAGCTAAGTCCATATCCTTCAAGAACATTGCCATAAATATCAGATAGTTTCTTGCACGTGGCAATATATCCGCAATAGTTGCATAACCCTTTTGTGCTTCTGCCTGGCTAATACCTTGTGCTAGCCAAGTTGCTCAGCAACAGTAACACCTGCTGTTAATGCCTTGACGACTGCAGCAGCACCAATTTCTGCAGCAGCAATCTGACGTTCGAATCTTCTGGAACTTGTTGATTAGGGTCAAGAACATAAGCAACTAAGTCAGTATTGCCAATACCATAATAATCCTTAAGCATTGTAGCAAATAGCAGGGTCAGCATTTTGAACACGCTGTACTGCCATTACTACACGATTAGAAAGTTCTGCTGGCAGATACATCGTTAGCAATAAACTGGCTAACATAATCATCTGTATCAAATTGTTTTAATCCATATGTACGTAATATCTGACGGTATCCATCTTCAAGATTAAGATATTCGGCAGGGAGTTAATACTTGTAAACCTTTTTTGATGCGTTCTTGATCGCCTTTAAATCGGCGCTGATAATCTTCTGTTTCTTGCAAAGCAAGAGTAATAGTTGATTCAGTTGCACCTTCTTGAGCAAGCCGTTTAATTGTAGGAATAAGTCCAGTTAGATCAATACTTTGTAAATCTATCAGTAAGAACATTCATAATAGACTGACGCTGCATAGCCTGTTCTTTTTCACGGGCTGCTTGCTGTTCAGCATATTGTTTAGCCAAAATATCTGCAGCACCCATACCACCAAGCAGCAGGAGTCCCAGGCATATATACCTTACCAGCGGTATTAATATTACCTGCAGCAGATATTGACCTATTAAGTAGCATCTCGCACGCCGCTTTAGCAGCAGCAGCGGCTGCTGCATCTGCTGCTGCTTTTGCTTTTGCTAACTCTGCTTCTAGTCTTGCTTTCTCTTCAGCGGCTGCTTTGGCTGCTGCTGCAGCGGCAGCATCTGCATCGGCTTTAGCCTGGACGTGCTGCTCTCTTTTTCTGCAGCCTTTTTGCTGCTTCTGATTCTGCCAATGCTTGTCGAAACTCTTGCATTTTCCGCTTGTTCTTTTGCTAATTGCTTCTAATCTTGCTGCTTTAGCAAGTTCAGCCTCTGCTTCAGACGCAGCAATGTCAGCCTCTGATGGTGGCTCAGGTGCACCCATAGATGCTTCTTCGCCCATACGCCAACGTGCTACATCAAATGAAGCAGCTCAGTAATACTGGTGTTTCGGCTGCTTTAGCAGCAGCAATTTCTTGAGCAAGCCTCGCTCGGGTTGCTGCTCTTTCATCTGCTGAAGGCATTAGACAAGACCCCAATCACTCATTACTTTATAGGCAAGATTATCTCACTGTAGTTGTAGCATTATTTGTAAGTTCCCATTCAGGACTCATACGTAATCTCACGCTCAAATTGCCATAGTGGTTTAACTGCTGGCTTTCCATCAGGACCGTACATAGGTCGGCAATGCAGCACGTAGTCTCGGGTCTTCAAATGTAACTGAGTCAGCATCTCGTTCAAGAACACTAGCAATAGCGCCTTTATATGCTGACGCCAAAGAATCTACAGTTATACCAGCCTTAATCCGGTCTGTGGCATATCCAGGAAATGCGCTGGGTGGCAAGATTACGTACTTCATCTTCAATATCTTCTGTAGTGGTTCTGCCCAAGAAAAGGTCTTGTGATTTTCTGTGGCCCAGTATTTATCATCAAGATATTGACCCACACCAAAAGAATTAGCATAAGCCTTTGTGGCGGAGGTATCCCGAAGTACTTCCACACCATAACCAGTAACTAAATTAGAACTAACAATTAATTCTTTAAGTTGGTCTTCTGACATAGCAGAGTCATAGGCTTTTGCTGCTAAACCATCAAATAATTTAGCATCCATCTTAAGACCAGCACTAACTAAACTTCTTAACGAGTAGCAAGAAGACTGTACTTATTTAAACCATCTGTATAGACACCAGGCTGTGATGTTTTAGCCTGTAATCGGGTACGGGCTGTAGCATTATTATTCTGATAGAAATTACTTTGAAGAATAAGAGAACGCATATCATCAAAGCGTCCTTCTCTGATAGGCTTTCCAGGCTTCTTGCAATTTAGTATCAATATTTTCTTAAGAGCAAGGAGCATACCAATTTCTTCAACTGTTTGCACCAGTTACTGCTTCAGCCATTACATACCACCGCTCAGTATTTTAGTAAGTTCATCCATAAAGCCAAACCCTTGACGGCGTTCATACTCTAAAGGATTTTGTGTTTTTAATTCTTCTTGCAGTCTTAATGCTTGTTGTTCTTTATCAAAACCACCCTTAGTGCGATATTGAACTTCTCCGCCAACTACCTTCTTTGTAGATACAATGCCAGCCTTAACAATCTTATCTAGTTCTTTCATCTTGGCTTTGCGTTGTTCTTCTGTTGGTTTACGCCCAATAGTTTCAAGATAAATATTGTCAATAAAAGCATTGAGTTGGTCTTTGCGAATATCTTGAAATTCACGTCGTGGCAGGTCTGATTCATCTACGCCAGCCCCTGTACCCATAATTCCTTTTATAAAGTCAAAGAAATTTTGAGGGTCTTTATTAGGCTCATTTAAAGCAATTACGGACTTGGGGAATATTCTTTAATTAATCTTTGTAAACTCAGAGTTAAAATCATCTCTAGGTTTCACTTTTACGCATTATAGGTTTCCTTACTAATATATTTTCTTTTATATAACTCATCAAATAAATTATTAAGTTGCCCAGTTTTCTTAAAATCATCTAAGGCTGCTTTTTTAATTTTATCATAGTCATAATCTAACTTCAAAGTACCATCTGAAGTATAGTAAAGATACATACGTTGATTTTGTTTATCGGCTAGATAAGTTTTCTCCGCCTTCATCTGTTCTTACATAAAGACCATATTTATCTATATAGGGCTTAAGTGGATTTATGGCTGCTTCATATCTAGCCTGTCCAGCAACCTGTGGCTCTACTGGTTTTCCTTCAGCATCTACAGGTCTATATGGACTTTCACTGCCATAAGTTTTTCTCCCTGTTGATAGTTCTCATAGGTAACATCACCCTTAACTACCTTATTAGCAGGAACAACTTTCCACTTTTGCTCTTTAACAGAGTATACAAGTTTCTTATCACGTGTACCTTTTAACCAAGATTGAACAACATCATTATCTGGTGCTGGGATATTTGTAATTGCCACTTTATAACCCTATACGTAATCGGCGGTAGTAATAATCCAGAATGGTCTGGAAGATTGCTCGGTTGGCTTCTTTAACTTATTAAATCACCCTCAAGCATCTGTGCTATCAGGGCTTCAATATCTGCTCTACGCTGACGTTTAATATCTGCAAAGTTTTTTGCTTCTTTTAATCTAGGGTCCTGAGATGTATGAATAAAATCTCTAATCTGTGTAGCAATAATTGCTATCTCCTTAGACCGTGTTGCTTCTGGTATTTTAAAAGCAGTATCCTGAACCATCTGCTCAAGATTTTCAAACATAATAGTTTCACTAGCAATTTCAAATCCACCACCAGTGATGATTGCATCTAAAGAAAGGATTAGATGCTTTCAATAGCCTGACGGTTCATCGTTGCTCTAGCAATAATAGCCCTTCTTGCAGTAGGACTGCCTGTAGTTTCAAGTTCTTCTTTTTCTTGACGGGCTATATCGTAGTAAGCGCGTTTATCCTGAGAAGTCATTACATCTATATAGTATTTATCAAGGTCTTTATTCTTTAGCAAAGTCGGCTGCTTCTAGCCACGCATAACTAGCAGCATCAAACTCTCCTACTTGTGGAGCAAAATAAATGCTGCTTCTCCATATTTATCGACTAAAGACTTATTGTCAATATACCAATTTTTCATTTGCTTTGTTTTGGCAATCAAAACATTTGTTTGTTTATCATCACGGGATACTGTATAAACTAATTTGCTTGGATTGTTACCAACAAAAGATGCAACAGCCATATCGTATGGATTCTGAATATCTCCGCCATACTTTTTCGTAATAGAGTTTACATAATCATAAAATTCAGCACGAACACTGGTAATTCCAACAGCCTTTAGATAGTCAAGGAACATCCTTACTTCTTGAACTGTTGGTGCAACTGGTGCTAGTAATCCAAGAATCTAACGCATAACCATAATGTTATGTGCTGATATACGAACATCTTGTAGATATTCAGACTTTTCTTCTGGGCTGAAGCATTAGCATTTGGGATATTACCACGTGCAGCATTAAAGGCAATAGCCTGCATAGCAGCAGTTGCTTCTTGTCTATCCTTTCTCAAGACTTAGGCAGTAAAGCGTAAATCCTTTCTGCAATGGTGCTGGTATTGCGGCTCTAATAGCATTGATGTTATCGCCTATTCCACCCAATGCAAAGTTATCTAATTCTTCTGCTGTTTTTTTAAATCTGACTGTTCCTAAATATTCTTCATACCTATAATACTTAAGGCAGCAATAGGTCCAGAGAATGTAGGAACACCAGACTGGTCATCAAGTGATGGGTTAGCCAACTTTAACTTAAGAGTAAAATCATTAAATAATGGTTGTTTAAATCCAGTAGTTCCTAAAATACTCTAGTTACTATTCTTACTGTTTTAAAAATAGCGTCATCCATAGGCATCATTAAATATGGGTCGCCATTGGCATCTTCGTATAGACCACCATAAGCATCTATACCAGTATGGGTAAGTCGCATACGAGACAAAGCACGTGGGGATACATCTCGCATACGATATACACGACGCCAAAAATCTTCAGTTGCACGATAGAAACGACCAACATTGCGGGAAGAGATAGCAAAATTAGTACGAATGTTTGGATTATCTACATACTTTAAAATTGTATCTGCTGCTTGTTGCAGAGCAATTTCAGTGTATTTCTTTTGAACAATTTCTGTTACATCCTCGAGCGCGTCTTCGCGCCAAGTTACTGGTATCTGATAAGCACCTGTACCTCTTGGAAAGACTTAACTGTTTCTTTTTATATATTGTCTGACTAGTTAACTTATCAAGTAATTCTTTTAACAGCAGCAGGATCTTAAAGTTGTTACATCAATACCTTTAGACTCTAATAAAGCGCTAACTCTAGCACTCATAAGAGCGCTCATTTCCTGCGTCTCTAGTTTTGCATAGTTTTCTCTAGTACTACGAAAATAGGTTGTCCATAATGCTGGCTGACGCAAAATACCTGTGACTTGGCGGTCCATTATATCCATCATATTATTACCAAGTTTTGCCCAAGCAGATTCTTGGTCTACAACACCTTCTGACATCTTTCAAATCAAGGGTTGTATACATTCTTCCACTTGGCTGAAAGCCTTTAGTTAGACCGAGCAAAGTCATCAAAACTCAATAGCCTGCGCTGCTAGATTCCATTTATCTTTAATTTTTCTACCAGTAGTTTTTTCATCAGCAACATATCTATCATAACTTACTTTAATACGGTTAAATAAGTTATCGTTAAATTTACCTGCACGACCGTGAAGGAGCAGAGGCATCAAGTAAAGTTCTATCTACAATATCCTCTGCAATCTGCATATCACTAATACCACGTTGCTTGAAATCGTGGTACGACTAAGAGTTCCAATGCCATTAGTTAATGCTTTAGCATCATCAACTTTATGAGTTACCGTAATACCTAAACCCTTAGATGCAGATACTTTTTCTGTTCTATAAATACCCAATGATTGTAATAAAGCATCTTTTGCTTTAATATAATCAGCCTCTGGTCTTTCAGAGCATTGTTAAGAGAAGAAAGCATCTACTGGTGTAAATCTTCTATAAACTTTAGTAGGAACTAAATTGCCTTGAGCATCTTTTACCTGTATCTCCCCAGGTACGACTTTTTCTATTTCCATAAAAATATCTAGTAAAATCTTCATAATGAACGCCAGCAATAGCCTTGCCATCAAATGCTTTAGAAACGTTCTGAGGTCTTTAGTGTTGACTAATCTACCTTTTGCTCCAGAAGATAGGTCTGACATCTTTTAGGGCCTTTTCCCAATTATTTGGAATTAAAAAATCTTCTGCAAGTTCTGCTCTATAGGTACCGCTAGCACTAGCCTTTGCTACAATAGAATTTGTCATACCAGTAACTACGCCAGAGCCGTGAACATTTGCTTGGATTAAATAAGAAAGTTGTTCTGGTGAAATTTCATCAGGTAAAGTACGGGCTGCATATTGAGCAACATCGGCAACAACATCTGCCTTAGATACCATTTCTTCAGAAATTACATTTTTATATGCAGTCTCTGTTCTAAACTGAACACGTTTAGAAAGAGGAACTGTTTCACTTGAGAGTAAGTGCACCAACTGCACGTTTAAATAGCGCAGTAAAACCTTCGGTTGAACGAGAACCACTAATAGCAGTAGCAATTTTTCCAGCAGCACGACCAGCAGCAACTGCTTTTGGCAATAAAACATTAAGAATATCTCGTCCTGGTGCTGTTAAAAGATACATAGTTCCTTCATCTAAAAGCATCTTCGCATACCTAGACGTGGAAACAAAGTCATAATTGTCCAAGCATTTACAAGATTGCTAGATAATTTTGACTGTCCAGCACCTTTTACTGCAGACTGAATAAGTATTTGTTTTAGTTCTAGCCTCATAACCAAGTTGGGCTAGCATCATATAGTCAAGATTTGCTATAGCACCAGACTCTTGGGAAAGGGTGAATAACACCAGATGACTGATAAAATATACCTTCTGGCAATATCTCTAACACCAATAGAACCAATTGGATTTTTTTAGATGGTCTGGCACTTGTATTTCCTCCGACAAGACCTGCACCTCTTGCTGAACCAAAATGAGACTGTAGTTCTTTTTCAATAATATCACGCCCACGAGCGTGACCATCTACGCCATATTTCTGCATAATTGCATAATAAAGACTACGTAGTACTGCTACTTGGTCATTAGCATCAGCATTAACAAATTTAACTGTAAGAAAATCTGCTAAATCACGAGGTAAAACCTGACGCGCTGTATCTCTAAAGTTATCAGCAGTATCGATTGCATCTTCAACCCAATTTTAATTGAACGGCCCATTGGTGATTTAGCAAAAGCCCTGCCAACTCTTTCTTTAATGGTAAGACCTTCAGTAAATTTTTGTATTTCTGGCAATTTGAGGACTTACAAAGTTATCTGCTTCTTCTCCAAGTTTTTTATAAGAATATCCCAGGCTGACTCACCTTTTTTCTTAACTTCTGGAGTTGCAATAGAAGGATTTAGTTGTTTTATCAGTATAAACGCCCAAATCCAAAATCTAAACGGCGTTGATTTCTGAGCAGTAACAACTCCAGTTCTAAAATACCGGATGCCTTCTACTCTGCCAGAAATAAGATTTAGTGTGGCATCAACATCTTTTTCAAAAATATTTTACAGCAGAAACAGAATCAAATATCTCATTATCTTTTAATAGTTTAATCCAGCGCATATTTGCGTGACCTGCGTCATCTACTATAAATATCACGAATGATTTTAGATTCTTCTTCTTTACCCTTTGCCGCGGATAGGGTCTTAATCATAGGACCAATTTCATTATCCCAATGGTCTTTAAGCAAGGGAGATGAATCAAAAGTATTTTTTACACCAAGTGTTCCGCCTAATTTAATATTAGCGACCATTCGGTCGCCAAGATTCAACATCTGGCCATCCTTTACGTGCTAGGAATGGCGCTACCTTTGAGGCTCCAAAAGTTAAATAAGTAAGTGGGTCAATTAAAATTTGATAGATTTGGTCAACAAAACCAGAAACATTTTTTGTTTGACTACTAATATAATCTGGAGTGTTTTTTGTTGGCTTATTAAGAATACGTGCTATGTCACGATCTCAGGCGTAAACCTGAGCATACTTAACAGCATCCATAACTTGTTTAAAGTTTGAATCATTATTAAATGCTTTTGAGAAAGCATCCAAAAATCCTTGAGTAAGTTGTCCTTGACCTTCAATAATTTCTCCAGGTTTTTTGCCCATAAGCAGACCCTTGGGCAACTTCTACACTATCCTTGCCAAAATCTTGTTCAGCCTGAGCAAGAGCACCTTCATCAATATACTCTACGTCCATCCCAAGCATCACTAAGAACATTAGTGCTAAAATAAATTTTCACCCTGTGCTACTTGTCTTGCTGCAAGATATGGAACATTTATAGCCTTACCATAAGCACCAGCAACTTTAAATAAACCCTACATAGGACTGGCTGCTAACTTAGCAGCACCTTTTACTAATCCTACAACTCTATCTCCAGCAGTTGCATCTGGTTTTGTATAGTCAGCATTAGGATAAAGAAAACTTAACATCTCTTGAACTTTAACATCAAGATTGTTGTATTCTTCTCTAGCACGGTCCAATGGCATAGCCAAAAGACTTTTATTCTTTTTTACGGTACGACTAAATTGTTCAATCTGTGTTATTTGAGTTTTATCAAGATTAGCCGCTTGAGCAGCAGCATAAATATTAGGGCTAACTTCGGCTACAGCAAAGTCTACTTTATATGCCATTAGTATCCTTCATCAACAAGCCGTCTATAAACTAATTCTGAATCTCCGCTAGGGTCAAAATCTGAAAGTAATCTAAAAGTTTCTGCTAAAGATACTGTTGGTTTAACTGGCATAGGAGCCAATGCTTCAGAACCTGCACCTGCACCCATATCAATACCAGTAGTTATAGGCTCACTTTTACGTTCAGTAACTGCAGTAATAGGTGTTACATTAGATTGAACTTCAGCCAATGGATTGACAGCCATAGGTGCTGCAGCCTGTTGATTGTAAGTAGCCTGACCTTCTCCATACGGCATACCAGAGATATAGCGAATAGGCTGCTGAGAAACATTTAAGTCTGTTCTCTTAGCGTCTTTACCGATTCCAGAAACTTGTTCTCTAATGTCTGCCATTAATCATCATCCTCATCAAAGTCGTCCAACGGATTTTTAATTGGGTCAAGCGGGTCAACTATCCAATCAGGATAACTGGAACGGTCCATAGCAAATGCCATTGCAGTGCCTTCATCAAAACCAGCACGAACACAAGCATCATAAACTTCTTTTGCAGCAATAGCCCAAAAATCAATTTTTACAAGTACAGGTTCTTTTGTAGTTCTTCTGCGCTTAGGCTGTGGTTTAGCCTTGTTAACTTTTTTACGTGGTGGCATAACTACCTCCGTATTGCAGTTCGGGCGCTAGCGCTTGCTGTTCCTCCAGCCGAAAGGCTGGATAGTAAAGTTTGTAGTGAAGGTGGTTGAGAAGCGCCTCCTGCTAACGCACGCGGGAGCAGGGGACGGTTGCTCAACCATAGGGCAGCGCCAGCAGGAGGTAATTCTGGAGCGAAGACTTCTTCAACAGCGTCTTCAATAGGTACACCCTTTTGGCGTGCTTTAATAACATCAGCAACTTTCTTAATGACCATTGAAGGGTCTCCACCTTGAACTGCCATTTGTGGAATTGCTTGTGTATATGCCTGCAGGGATTGGACTAGCGACTTACGCATATTTTCAATCTCAATCTTTTCTTGCTCCTGTGTTACGTTAATACCAAATGGTAACTCACGCATAGCAAGGTCTGTTGAAATTAGTCCGCCCCCTAGTGCCTGCAACATAAATATCAAACCTTGTGCAGGATTAAGCCCAGCCAACATTCCATAACGAACATCGGCTGAATAGTCTTTCTTAATATCTTTGCTTGGTAAGTATGTAATCTGATACGGACTACCAGCATCTACACCACGAATAGTCTTTTCATAATTAAAGAATTTCTCATCTACCTCAAAGCAAACAGAAATTACATCACGTAATGCGCTAGCAAAAATAGCCTGTGCAGATTTAACTTGAGTATCAAATCCACCCATAAGTGCTTGCACACCTTGTCCCGTGATGATGCTGGCATCAATATTGCCAGTACGTCCCTCTGGGTAACGTGTACCTGTTCTAAGTTCTTGTTGCAGCAACTGCTTGTTCAGTAAATGCTCCAGGTGGAATGTTAAGGTCTACACGGCGAACACCTGCTGGGTTAGCGGTGCGGATAACAGCATCGCCACCCATTTCAAGTTCATTAACATCCATAGGCAAAACAATTGGTGACTGAACAGATTTTTCCGCTGCTTCCATCGCAAGTAATGCGAACCTGTTGCGAAGCAACTGAATACCTAATACGTCATCAAACTGTCCACGCATCTCATTATCAATGCTTGGACGACGTGCTACTACTACCATCATCTTACCAATTGGGTTCTTGGCTTGTGATAGTACTAGGTTGTTACGCTCTGGCACATACAAGATAGATTGCTGGTCATCGTAATAACGAACAACTTCTAGTTGTGAGTTCATATCTGACTTGTACATTTCTCTACCAAGTAAGATATTGGCATATTCAGGGAACTGTGATGCTAGTTCTCCTACTGCCATATAGTAACGTTTTGCAAAAGCAATGCAGCGTCCATAGCGGTCAAACTCTGGGTAAGCGCCCACTGGGTTTTCTATACGGATACGCGGCAGCCCTGCTTCTTCGTCCAACTCTATGATGAATGGGACGAAACCAAATGTGATGTATAGGTCTGCGCCTGTATACATCTGGACCTGTAAGTCCGAGTTAGCAAAATAATTAGTAGCAATACGGGTACGTGTATCAGCAAACTTACGAGCACGGTCATTAGCCTGATTCGCCGCGGAACAGTTGACCGACGGCAAAGGCGCCATAACTTCCGATAGGTCTCTTGCAACAATATCAATAAAATTTGCAACGACATTTGCATCTACACCTTCAGGAAAAAAATCAGGATAGACAGTTGCAATTTGTCCCTTACGGACAGCAAGAACGTCTTGTTGGCGTGAGTCACGCTCTGCAGCACGTTCACGTAAATTTTCTACGCGTGCTGAAATTTGTTCTATTGATAACATTGCCATCCTTCATTTCATCAAGTTAGATTGTATTTGTTGTTTATTTGCTTCTGCTTCTTGTCAGTAATTGTCTCCAAAGTAATACAGCATCTACTCCTAAACCTACTAGACCAAATGCTGCACCGCCCCTACCACCAACAATTGGAACCTGTTTAGAAATATTCATTTGTATTCTTAGAGAATTGCCTGTGTGATAAACTTTATAGGAGGCATTTAATTTATCCAACAATTTAATAAATTCAGAGTCAACACCTGGCATATCACCAACTACAAACTTAGCACCTGCTTGTGCTGCTGCAGTAATTTGATTTATTGTTTCTGGTCTTAATGGTTTATTTGCTAACTTGCCATTTTCTAGCAAGCATAATTGTTTTGCCAGATAAATTTCCGCTAGCAGGACCTAACTGTAATAAACTTGTTTCACTAGAAGTTTTACCAATTTTTCCTGGTTCAGCAGTTGTAATCTGTGATTGTCTCAGTTGTATCTTGTAATTCTACTATCGCAGCATTGGCTACTTTTCTCATAGCAACATCTTTGGCATCTCCCATAGGAGTTCCTTTGCCTGCATTGCCACCAGAAATTTTAACAGTATTTTGTTTACTTAATCTTTCAAAACTTTTCATACCTTCAAGTGCGCGACGGTCTGCTTCAGATTGCACAGTACGCTCTGCAAGCGGATTTACTTCGCCAGTATCTATATCTCTCAACATAGCGGCTTCTTTAATAGCAGCATCTCTATCAAGTAAAGCATCTTGCTGCTTGAGCAGCGCGGTCAATTAATTTCTGTTCTTCTCTACTGATAACACTACCCATAGATATACGAAATGAATCTTGAATAGCATCTAACTCAGCACGTCTACGTGCACGTTCTTGTGCAATTTCAATAGCCATAGGTAAAGACTTGGCTAATGATGGTTTAGAACCAGGTGCTCTAGTCATACCACCAATAGTTCCGCCACGAATACCTTTTGCAACATCTTGGCGCTCTTTAGTTCCTTTAAATCCTTTTTTGCCTGGGGCTTTTATTTTAGTAACTTCTACTTTTTTAGTATCAGGTGCTGGTGTAGGTATATTACTTGGTTTTATTTCACCAGTTTTAAAAGCACGAAAACCTTCACGAGCAATATCTCGTTTAACAATTGGACCTTCTGGTTCTTGCTGTATTCCACCAAGAACAGGTGAAGGTACAGTAGGTGGTCCACCTTGAACACCGCCAGGTGTTACTGGTCTAGGCATAGGAACATTACCACCAGGAGCCTTTGATATCTCCTTAATAACTTCTTTTAAATCTTTCTTTAGTGGTTTCTTTTCAGCCATTAGCCCTATCCATATGTTTGTTGCCA